AATACTCAAACAAAATAATAATGCAAACAGTATAGCACATAATGGTAGGGTTGAAATCACAACTGATGGAAGTAATTATACGACATTAACTAATTTTACTATGGATACTACTTTAGAGTCTCTAACTACAGTTGATTTAAACGTAAATTGTTTGGGCTATAGATTAGTATTCACAGATAATGCAAGCACTCAGTATCCAAATAATGGAGTATGTATACTATCTGTAACTACTTATGAGTTAGTTTAATAGAAAGAAGGTGATAGACGATGCCATGCAAAGGAAAGAAAGGGAAAAAATAATTGAAAGTAGAACCGATAACAACAAATAAACCACAACCCTCATTTGGAAATAAACTTTATAAGTTTACTAAGAAAACCTATTATGGTAGACGTATAGTCGGAGGTAAAGAGAATGTTAGCTATGACGTATATGTAGATGGAAATGATAAAAATATATTCTACAAACTTTATACAGTCTATAAGGATGATAAATGGGTTAAATCATTTCTTCGATACTTTAGCGGGAATAAACTTTATAAAGAAGTCAAAAGTTATAACAAATATGTATAGACAATATACTAGCCAAAAATGTAAAAATATGGTATAATTAGATAGGATATTATCTAGGAAAGGAGACGAAAGTCTATGAAAAAATTATTAGAATTACTAATCAATTACGGTACACAAGAAACAACGTGGGTAGGTATTACTGCGTTCCTCACTGCTGTAGGTATTACGTTATCTCCTGAATTAGCTACTCAAATTGGTGCTGTAGGTCTTGCAGTATTTGGTTTGATTAAAGTTATCATTAACGAAAAGGCTAAGAAGGAAGATGGGAAATAGTATAGTAGCCCTACTCCAAGCTTTAGGGGGCTTCTTTGATTGGAAGTCCTCTGAAAATGGGGTAATATTAGAAAAGGATATAGTTAAGAATAAGAAGAACTTTGCTAAAGCGGTCGATTATGCTGAACATGCATTGCTTATTGCAGAAAGATATTCTCTTAGCTATAGTAAAAAAGATAAGAAAAGATTTGATTATCTACTGAAACAATTTAGGAGATATAATTAATGGCGAATAATAAAACAACTAAACCCAAATTCAAACGTATAGTCCTCCATTGGACAGCAGGAGTATATAAACCTAACCTCACAGACTTATCCCATTACCATTATCTTATTGACCAATATGGGGTAGTATATAAAGGTACCCACGAGCCAGAAGATAACTTAGATTGTACAGATGGGAACTACGCACAACATACGGGTGGTGGTAATACAGGAGCTATAGGCATTGCTTTATGTGGTAACTGGGGTTGGACATTAACCGCTAAACAATCTCTATATCCTTTAACCCATCAACAGTTTGAAGCTATGTGGAGACTCTCAGCAGAATTATGTTTAAGGTATGGTTTGAAACCTACTGACGTAATAACTCATGCTAAGTTTGGTAAAGATAATCCTAACACAACCTCTGGGGGTAAGGTAGATATTATCCATATACCTTATAACAATCTTTTTGGCATTGAAGAAGTTAATAAACTTTGTCAAGAGAAAGTATTGTGGTATTATAATAAACTGAAAAGCCAAGCGTAGTAAGGGTTTCTAGGTACCACCTCTTAAACGGCCTCCTAGACCCCTTAGAATTGATGTTTAAACCTAGGATAAATAACACCTAGAGAATATTATAAGCCCTTTCTGGCTTAACCTATAAGGAGACGAAATGAATAAAATTGATATGATGTATGATATGATGGTTGACCAAAGAAATGAGGTTAATAATATTCAAGATAGACTAACAACTATTGAAAAAGAAATAAGAGATTTCAAAGAGTTCAAAGGAAAGTTAGCTGGGGTATGTGTTACTATCTCAGCAATTATTGGAACTATCCCTCATCTGTTTAAGTATCTAAATTTCTAGTTAAAGAAAAACCCCCAATTAAGGGGGCGTCTTGAAGCAAGGAAAAAGCAAAATGGATAAACACTTTAATTATATTATATCCTATTCTTTAAGATTGTCAATATAAATTATTAACTATTGTTACGAGGTATATATTCTGTATAGCTAAATCCTTCTGTTTTAGGAGTAGCATATACCATCATCAACCTACAAAGAAAGTGAGCAAGGTGGTCGTCTTGTTTATCTCCAGCAAGGTAGGCTAGATAATGGGTTAGTGCGTGGGATAGATGGGCTTCACTAGGTATTAATCTCCAGTTATTTGCTTCATATTTATCCGCTCCTTCTTTAAGTACTCTGGATATAGTTAATAACCTATCTGCTACTTTTGCTATATGAGGGATATAATCTGTTGTTGGGTATACATCCTCTATTGCTAGGAATAAATGGACAGGACTCTCAGTCCTCATATAATCTGCTATATGATGGAGTACACCTTCTTCGTCCCCCATAGCGTCTAAGAAGTCGGGGTCAAGTAAATGGGGAGCATAGAGGTTAAGGGATTGTTTACCACCATATTCATTTGTAACTGTAGGTGCATCTTTACCTACTCCTGCTATCTTTGCTATCTCTTGTTCTTTCATCCGTTGAGTAAAGTTATCTTCATCAACAAATCCAAACTTCTCATCCCAAAGGGTTTTATAATCTTTATTCGTCCTGCTCATCTTCTATTTCCTCCTCATCTTTAGTAAATATTAAATCTAAACAATCATCTGACCAACTACATCCTCTAAGGAAATCTCGCAAGTTATTTTGCAACGTATCTCCACCAATAAGAGAACAGAATTTAACCTCACAAGTATAGTCCCCACATTTATATTTTAACTCATAGTAGTTGTCGTTTGGAAATCTATCAGCTTCGTACATTACCATTGTAATATTCCTTTCTTTCTTAAAAAATCTTCATACTCTTTGTACATATTCTTAGTTTCTTTATCTACCCCAGGAAGATACTCTTGTAACCAGTAATAAAATCTTAAAGCTTGTTGTCTTTGTCCAGGTGTTATTCTAGTTTTGTCTCTAAGAGTTTTAATTGTTTGACGTATTAATGGAGTATAGTTAGGTAATTCATTACTCATTAGTACCTCCCATCTCACTGTTATTAAACCTGTTAGAAATGTCTACATCTAATGTTTTACACATAATAGCTTCTGAGGCAAAGTTAGTGTTAAAATATCCAGTAAGAACTTGACCATCTTCTGACATAAGTAGAACTATTCCACAACGTAACTTCTCATCTATATTAGCTAGACTTCCCCTCATCCATTCTTGTATTGTTGGAGGAGCAGAAGGGGGTTGTTGTCCGCCCCCTGGTCTTTTAAAATCTACTACATCCCCCATAGTTTAAACTCCTTCTACTCTTTCTACGTCTCTGTCTTTATCAAACAATACTTCAAAGTGAAGTTCTCTTTCATCAAAAGGTAATGAGTTATAACAATCTCTACAGATAAAGTTATAAGGGCGGTGAGTATCTGCTAATGTATCATTACGTTTGAAATATTTACCTCTAGGTGTAACTTCTCCACATAATCCACATTCAATAGACAAATCCTTATTAGTTCCTTTATCATAGATTGTTTGTGTTAACCCATACTCTTGATACAACATCTTATCTTCTATAGATATTGGTTCTTTGTTCCCCTTCCATTCTAAGAGCTGTTCTTCAAATTCCTCTAAGAGGTAGGTAAGTTTGCGGGTTTGTTTCTTGTTTAGGAATATAGCTCCTATTACTAAGAATAACGCTCCGATAAATCCGAAGATGCTAAAAGCAATTAATCTAATCTTTTCCATTGAGTATCACCTGTCCTTTCTCTAAGTCGTAACTTTCTATACCTATTAACTTTGCACAAGTTTTGTTAGCAACGTAACTATCAGCCGATAAACCATTATCCTGATATAGTTTCAATACATCTGCCCAACTACGCTTTGCTTCGTTTAACCATTTGGTGGTCTTAGCTTCCCCCCAAAGTGGTATTCCATTATAACCATCAGTTAAATCCCCCATAATGGTTTGTTTCATTAAGTGGTAGGTAGCAGTATCTTTGTCGATATATTCTACTATACTATCTTCTTTCAAATCTCTAAGGAAGTTAACCTCTGGGATTGTGTAGAAATCTTTATCAATAGATACTATAACCTTTTCCGAGAAGTTATAATTCTTTTTATCTTCATAAACTATTCTTGCTACATCATCAGCTTCAAGAGTAGGTAAGCTAACTACATCAAACTTATTCAAGACATAATCTAACACTAACTCATACATCAAAGGACGTGGCTGTGTACGATTACCTTTATAGCTAGGGATTAATTCTTTACGGAAATTCCTTTCATTATCTCCTATTACCATTACTATATCTTGTGCTTTAAGTTTTTTCTTTAATCTTTTAACAACCCCATCTATATACTCGATACCATTCTTTAAATTATACCTTTCTTGATAGACGAAATCCTCTACTTCGTGGAGTTCTTTACAAGCGTAAGATGCTTTGTACAAATAACTTTCCACGTCTAAAATAATTAGTTTACTCATCGTTACCTTCCTTTCTTTATGGCCTTACTTTAGACCTAACGTATTCTCTATCTAACATATACTCACCACAGTCCATTATATGGAACTCCATTTCTTCGCCCATACCGACAAGTATATGTCGTACTTTTTCTTGTCTTTTACAATTAAAACAATACTTGCAATCTTCACATTTGTCAAGGTCATTAACCATTAGGTCTCCATCTCGTACTATCATCTATTCGCAATCCTCCATACACCAAGCGCAATCAATACCCCCGTAAGGACATTCACTACGTTTTATCGTTTTACTTTCTTCACGTTCTTGGTCAATGCCTTGTTGCCCAAACATATCACAAGATATCTTTTCTTCTATAGTTTCTTTACCCACCTATTTAACCTCCTGTATATCTAAAAGCTTTAAAATTTTATCTAATCTATATGCGTTACAAATATCATTACAATCACATTCTTTTATTTGTTGTTCACAATTCTTACAAAGTTCTGTATGCCCTTTTGCTAATTCTACAATCTGTTTCATAACACAGTCAGCACAGTCTTGACAGTTATAGTGGTTTGTAAATCCGTAGAAAAACATTGGACAATTTTTAATTATGTATTTATCGCTCATTAGTTATCCTCCACTCTTAATTTTCTTAAATTATTTATTGCTGTTTGTATTTGCATATAACCTCTATGTATATTTTGTACTTCATTATTTACTTCATCTGTTTCATAATCAAAAGCAAATTTTTCCATATCACATAAAGGATAGTGAATACCTTTTAAACACTTTTCTATTTCATCTAATGTTTCTTTATATGTTTGTTTTATATCCATTGGTTATCCTCCTTAAAATCTAAAGTTAATTGTAATTAAACCAAAAGTTAAAAGAGTAATACCGAAAGCTAAATCACCTTTAATGATTAATGCTAGCCCTAGGATTATTTCTATAATCTTATCTATGGATAATACTTGTGTTTCTCTCATTTATTTTCCTCCTTCTTCTATCATAATCATCACTGAGGGCGAGAGCTTATCAATTCCTCCCCATTCATAAGTTACTTTAGTAATCATATTATGGTTATCATCAGGGAGTTTACCCAGCTCTACTAAAGCATCTTCAAAGAACTTCTCATGGACGCTACAGATATTCCCTATATCACAATTTCTTTTATCCCCTTTGTATACTGTATAAGTCATTTGAATAGGCGGTTGAAGTTTAGGTAAACATTCTATTTGTTCTCTCATTAACCTTTTGTATATTATCTTAGCACTATTTAAAGTACGGTAATGAGTATTACGATATTGGTTAAGATTGAGTATAAATTTCTTTCTGCCTACGTTAATAGCTAATGGTGAAGTTAATCTATACATTTTAATCTCCTTCCTTTTTTTCTTTTATCATCAGGATTTTTAAACAACTCTAGGAACCTATCCATAGTCCTTTGAAAGATTATGTTCCATTTATATCTACGAGGCCAACTCTTTGGAACTATCCATTTAAAGAACTCTGCTCTACATAATATCCTAAGCATAAAATCTTTACTAACCCCCAGGGCCTCTGCTAATTCTTTTGAGGTATAACAATCTCCATAATGAAGCTCTTTAGTATCTTCCATATCCTGTCCTTTCTACTTCCGTAAACTCTGTCTTTCCTGCATTGAAGATTAAGTTCAATACTCCAGTACGTCCTTGTCTTTGCTTTGCTATAATCAACTCAGCTTTACCTTTGTTGCTAGGTGTAGGGTCATAAACTTCTTCTCTAAATAAGAACATAACCACATCAGCATCTTGTTCTATCTTACCGCTCTCTCTAAGGTCTGAGAGGATAGGACGTTTATCATTCCTACTTTCTAAACTACGAGATAACTGACATAGAGCAAGAACTGGTACATTATATTTTCTGGCAAGTTTCTTTAGCCCTGTGGAGTTGTAACTTACTATACGGTAATCATCTGTTTCTTTACGATTATCGTGAGACATAAGTTGAAGGTAATCTACCACTACTAAATCACATGTTCCTCTTTTGCTGATACAGTTTACTATACCATTCTCTATATCATTAAGACTACACTCTGCGTTATCTATAATGAATAGGTTCTCATTAGCAAGGGCTTCACTTTCTTTATATACCTTATCGAAGATAGTATCTTTATCTACCATACCTCGTGTTAACATCTCTTGGTTTATATTACATCGTCTAAATAAAGCTCTTTGAGTATATTCTTCCACGCTCATCTCTAACGAAGCAAACACTACATTTTTATCTTTAAGGTTAGCAACGTGTTCAGATATCTGTTGAGCTAATGCTGACTTACCCATTGCTGGTCTGGCTCCTAAGATATATAATCTACCACCTACCAATCCACTTAACCACTTGTCCAACCCATTGAGAGAGGTTGATAAACCTAGTATATTACTATCAGACTTAAGTATACTATCTATTTGTTCCACTACGGGTTCAACCCCATTCATTATATGGGTTAGATTATCAGAAGTTCGGTTGATTAGGATTTCTTCCAATTTAAGCTTAACATCTTGTGCGACTTCATCGACATCATTTGAGTTAATAAGTTCTAAGTTCTCTTGGAATAAAGATATTAACTTACGTTTCTTGCTGTACTTGAGTATAATCTTACAATAATTCTTATAGTTTGCCATTGTAATTACATTATTAGCCAACTCTGTTATATATGCTCTACCACCAGCACCTTCTAGTTCTTCGTTAAATCTTAGATACTCACTAACTGTAACTATATCTACTGGCTTACCTTCATGGTAAAGAAAATCTATTGCATTAAAGATTAACCTATGAGAGGGTACAAAGAAATCGTTCTTATTCAACATAACTACTACTGGAAGTATCTTTGTATTATCTACCATAAGTATTCCAAGAATAGATTGTTCTGCTTCTTTATTACTTAACTCTGTGTCTATCATACTCTAGCTCCCCCAACGAGGAATATAATTAAAATTAAAACTACTACTATACCCATTAATCTAACATTTCCCTTCGTACTATTCTAACGTCATTACTATAAAGATTATCACCAAACCTTCTACAAGTCCAAACATATCCTTTCTCATAACAATGGATAATAGCTTGGAGACGGTAAGGATAAACCTTTTCTATTTTTCCTTCTACGACTACGGCCCAACCTTTAGACTTCATTGTCGCTCAGCCCTTCGGAATAACCATCGTCTAATATAATTTCTCCACCACCAAAATCAACAGAAATATAAATTCCCTGTTTCATTAAGTATCTGATAATTTGTTCTTCGCTCATAAAGCCTCCTTTAATTTTGGATATCTTAGTGTCAAGAACTCTACCTCTGGTGAACCTATACGTAAATGAGGAGGAAGTAATTGTAGATATCTTAGTGCTTCTTCTTCACTTGTTATATTGTAGAAGTCTACAGTGTCATAAGATTGCGGAGGAGGAGTTGCTTCTCTTTGATAAGCTTCATCTACCCAACCTTTTTGTATTCTGTAGAAATGGGATATCTTTGTATACTGCTTCCACATTCTTTTAGCTGGGGCTTCTATCTTAGCCCTCTCAGAAAGTTCTGCTAACCAGTCATAGAGTTTAGCTACCTTCCAATGGAATTTGTATTCCCCCTCTGTAGCGAGGAGAGTCTCCATCTCTTTGGGCCTTAGCCTGACAAGCCCATCAGGAACAGGAACCCCCTCTCTATTTAGGGTAAGCATTCGGACTTTACTCTTATCGTAGCGTTCTTTAAGTAATCTATATGCTTCCTTACAGTTCTTCTCACTTAGGGTCGAAACAAACGCTTGGAGTATTTCCTTAGCTGTAAGTTTTTCTTCATAGTCTTTAACCTTCGGCATTTTTCTCTTCCTCTAATTCTATACCTACAAAGGTTGCGAACTCTTTTTCTAGTGAGGTTATTTGTTTGCCTTGAAGGTCGAACATCTTCTTTAATAACTCAAACATCTTATCATGAGACTCAAGGTGCTCAATAATCTTCTGTTCAAGTTTAATCATATTACCAATTAACTCGTGTTCTAGTTTGTCCATTATTTTTCTCCTACTACTAATTTACCTGGGAAATACTTGAGATAGTCTGCTTTGTAAATACTCTCTGCATTGAGAAGTACGTGATGTAATATTATCCCGTTCTTTGTATAAACTGTATCTTCCAGATGTCCTGTTACAAATATCTTATCTTCGGGAGAGAGTTCGTAGTCTACATAATCTGAGAGGAACCCTTCAACCTTAACCGTTATACTAAACTGATAAACTTTCCAACCACTTGGTGTCTTTAAGTCTCGGTGATAGGTTGACCCACTACACTTAATGTACTTCCTACCGTCATAATCATTAATTGATTTGATAGTTAACGGCAGATAAACATTTGAACCTTGTGTTGCGTAATCAGACAACTTTTCTCGCCCTTTCTAAATCAATATTAAACTTCTCAGAGAGGTACTTACAACCCTCATCAACATTTCTGATATAGCCTGGAGTAGCGAAGATAAACTTCTTTGCCATCTCGACATCTTCTATCTGGTGGTAGTCTATCTGTCTTAACTCTTTAGCAGTAACAGCGAGGGTATCTACTAACTTCTCTCTTAGGGACAGTTGCTTACAGAGTTCTTCCAGCTTTCTCGGAATGTTCTTAAAAGCTTTTCCTTGAACTCCTATCAACTTGTCCAGTATGACACAACTATCAATCACAACGTCATGGTCGTAAGTTCTTAATAATTGGTCAAACTTTGTTTGGCTGAGAGTGAAAGAATTGAACTCGATTTTGTCAGAAAATTCTATTGTGGGATTATTTCTTTCTTTCTTTTCTTCTTTTCTTTCTTTTAGGAAAGTATGAAAACCCTTTTCTTTCTGTTCTTCTTTTCTTTCTTTCTTACAAATTGTAGATTTCAACAAGGTTTCTAACATCCTGTTTGTGCTCATAAGATTGGTTAACACTACGGAGAGTAAGTAGCGATTAGCCAATAATTCGTGGTACATATTCAGTTTTGTTATATCTCTATGTTGCATCACCATAAGTAAGTATTAATTCTCCCATAGTAAGGTAGAGGTAGCCGTCTTTAACGGCAACTACCCCAAACCTCTCCAATATTTTTATTGCCTTGTAGCTTCCACTTCGATTAACATATCCCATACGCTTAGCTAATTCGTTATAAGTTATCTTAATCTTTGGTTCTTTCTCAAAGAGAGGAATAAGACTAGCTAATGCCTTACTCGCCCTCCTCGATTTAAGAACCTTTACGATATGTGGTAGGGCAATAATAACTTTATTTTTCCATTGACAACATTGCACTTGTACACCATCCTCCAAGAACTTCGGGCGGTACTTCA